CGGTACCGCAGGGCACGCCTTTACTTGCGCTCCGCCGTAAAAAGGTAGGTATAAACAAGCGCGAGCCTGCGGCGGCTCTTGATGTTGACGGCTCGGTTATGATGAACGGTTTTAATGTGCTCGGACTCGTGGCGGCTCTCGACGGTACAGAGGACTTAAATAACCTCGTGGCGGGCGGCATATACACCCAGGCGTTAAACGCTAACGCAAGCACCGACAAGCACTACCCGAAAGCTATTGCGGGCTTTTTGGAGGTAATAGCTAACCCGAGCGGGTATATTATGCAGCGGTACACCGCATACGATAACTCCGCCGTGTATGTTCGCACCCGATATAATAACACCTGGTACGCTTGGAAAAGCGTTACACTAACCACAGTATAAGGAGGCTTACCTATGGAAATTAGGCAAAAACTTTCTCTCGATTTTGGCAGAGATACGCACCCTATTACGGTATTTGCAAAGCAGAACGACAAAAACACCCGTTTTCTTGAAATTACCCCGCTTAACTGCGGGCAGGCTTACGCTATCGAGGACGGCGTAACGCCCCGCTTGCAGCTTACCAAGGCTGACGGGCATACCGTACTCAATGACGCAACCGTAGAAAACGGCGTTATCGTTGTCGAGCTGACACCGCAGGCACTCGCAGCCGCAGGCGTGGCGGTTGCCGAAATCGGACTTTATAAGGGCGAGGCTCTCTTGAGCTCGCAAATTTTCTATATTGATGTGGAGCGGGCGGCTTTTGATAAAGACGCACCCGCGAGCTCCGACGAGTTTAACGCTCTTACCGCTGCTCTTGCGGAGGTTAATACCGTAGCAGAGAGAGCGGCTACTATTGCCTCGGAAATTGCAAACGAGGCAGCAGACAACGCCAACGGCGCAGCCGAGGGCGCGGAAAAGGTTAATATTTCAGCGGTGCAGACCGAAACGGGCGCGACTATCAGCGTAACCGACAGAGAGGGTACTGTAACCACCGTACATATTGACACGCTTACAGCGGTTAATACCTGGGAGGATATTAAAAACGCCGTCCGCCTCGGGCTCGGTGCAAAACTATTTCCCGTTGGCTATGAGTTTACTACGGAGGACTCCGTTACGGGAGCGGTTATTACTTGGGTTGTAAGAGGACATAACCACCACGCAGCGGCAAACGACAAGCTCGAGTACACAATGACTCTCGAGGCTAAATATGTATACGGAGCCGCGAGCGGTACCTACAAGAGCCTTGTTTTTGACGCAACGGAGGCTCTCTACTATGCAGCAGAGGAACTCCCCGCAGGCACCTATAATTTTACGGTTGCTAATCAAGCCTGGTATACCGCAGATAATGGCAAAGTATTTCAGTTTACCCTCACGAAAGCAGTACCCGCAGGCGGACAAATCGTAATGAGTATGACCTATAACGCAACCCTCGAGGGCAAAACCGTTAAGACATACGCGAGCGCGACCTCTACGGCGGCTATTGAAACCGCAACGCTTACGGAGGGCTCCGAGGGTACAAGCCTCGGAACTACAGACGGCGAGAGCGAAAATGTAAATCATATGCACCGCGCTATTTTCGGCTCCAATAACTACGCGCAGAGCGCGGCTCGTCAATGGCTCAACAGCGACGCAGCAGCGGGCGCAGTTTGGGCTCCGTCAAATATCTTTGACCGTCCGCCCTCTTGGAATACAAGCTATAGCGGGCTTATGCTCGGCTTGCCTGCGGACTTTTTGGCGGCGGTACAGCCTGCGGTTATCACTTGTCGCACCAACTCTATTTACGAGCTTAACAGCCTCGACGGTACCGAGTTTACCATTAACCAGGTCTACGAGCTGCACGATAAATTTTTCTTGCTCTCTCGTCCCGAAATTTACGGCACCTGGGACAGCGCGACCTACAAGGACGGCGAGTTGTTGGAGTTTTACGAGGGCTTTACCGATACCGAGCGTATCAAATACGACGCGGCGGGCTCGGCGCGTCACTGTTGGCTCCGTTCCCCTCACCCTGGGGACGCGGGCGGCGAGCGCTATGTGCGCACGAGTGGAGCGTTGAGCATCTACGGTGCGTACAACGCTATCGGAGTCGCCCCCGCTTGTATAATCGCATAATCTAAAATCCGCCTCGGTAGAGGCGGTAAAAAGGAGGTTTTAATATGAGCGTTAGAAAAGGCGACAGAGGCGAGGGCAAGCTGCAAGTGCTTAATAAAGCTCGAGAGCTTAAAAAGTATTCATTAGCTGCCCTCAAAAACGAGAAACACTTTCCAAAGAGTACCCGTTGGCTTTATGCCTCGCCGATTGCTACACAACGAGCGCAATGTGAACACGAGTGGAGCGTTGAACAACAACAATGCGTACAACGCTAACGGAGTCGCCCCCGATTGTGAGAATAGCCCGTATCAAGTAGTCAATAGACCAAAGCAGCGCAGCTCACACAAGGAGCGACCGTCCTACCTCCGAAAGGAGGGAATATTGCGGGCGACAAAGGTACCTCGCGGGGTAGTCCTTTTATATGCGTCCGCCTACTTTTTATGTCATACGAACAAGTAATATCTTTTGACAGCCTCTATAAAGGCTTGAAACAAAGCTGCCGTAATATTCGTTGGAAAGATAGCACCGTAGGCTATGAGGGCAACGCCCTAAAGAATACTTACCGCTTACGAGAAAGCCTCTTGAGCGGCAAATACAAAATAGATAGGTACCAACACTTTACCATATACGAGCCGAAACGCCGCGACATTGTGGCGACCAGGTTAAAAGACCGACAATTTCAACGCTCGCTATGTGATAACGGACTTTATGAGCAGATAACGAAATCGTTTATAACTGATAATTGCGCCTGCCTGCGCGGGCGTGGAGTCGATTATACCCTAAACCGTATCACGGCGCATTTACGCCGTTATTATAGAGCTCACGGCTGCGACGGGTGGGTGCTCAAGTGTGATATACACCACTATTTCCCGAGCATACGCCACGACATAGCAAAGGCTGCAATATGTAAGCGGGTTAAAGACGCTCAAATAGCGGCGCACGCCTGCGACATTGTAGACTCTTTCGGCGGTGATGTTGGTATAGGGCTCGGCTCCCAGGTATCGCAGCTTGTAGCTTTTGCCGTCCTGGACGACCTCGACCACTTTATAAAAGAGCGGCTCCGAGTCAAGCACTATATACGATATATGGACGATTTTATACTAATCCACGAGGACAAGGAATTTTTGCAGCATTGCCGCGCGGAGATAGAAAAGCAAGTAAACGCTATCGGGCTTGAGCTCAACGGCAAAACTACTCTCTATCCTCTCCGCCAGGGCGTAAAAATGTTGCAATGGCGTTTTATCGTTACCGACTCGGGAGCGATTATACGCAAAATGGGTAAAAAGAAACAAGGCAAGCAACGCCGCAAGCTCAAAAAGCTATACGCTAAAGAGCAGAGCGGCGACTATGCGCCAGGGACGGCTCACGAGTCCCTCGTTTCTTGGCTTGCAAACGCTGCCCGAGGAGATACCTACCACGAGCGGCGGAAAATGATAAATTTCTATAAAGAATTGGAGGGCTCTTACCGTGAAAAACAACTACCACAAACGCCTCGCCCAGGTTGAGGCAATGGCAGCAGCCACAAAAGCAGAACTCGAGGAAACCTTAAAGGCGGCATACGCTGCCGCTTGTGAGGAGCAGAACGAGGAGGAGGCGGCGGCACTCGTCCGCAAAATCCGTAATAAGCTGCTTGATAACAGCGACGCGCAAATGTCGCTTGACCGCCTGGGGCTTGACACCTCGACAGCTACGAAATTTATTGCCTCGCTCTCGAAAATCTTTACGGGAGCCTGGGCGAAATACCGCCAGGCTTTAAGGGACTTGCCTACACAAGCGGGCTTTCCGTTTGATGTAACTTTCCCGACTCCCCCCGACAGCGAGGAGGGCTCCGACAATGAGCCTATTTGAGCTTGTAGAGAGGCTCTGCGCTATTGCTCACTTGCAGGCGGATATTATCAAGGAGCAGGCGGCAGCTCTTGAGCAGGCTAATATCGTTTTAAGCACCGACGAGGAACTACAGAAAAAGCGGGACACCGCCGCAGCGGAGCTCGAGCTAATCGACAGAGAATGTAATTAAGGAGAAAATGCTATGTATTTTGAAACCTTTATAAAATGGCTCATTCCGTTTTTATGTGGCGGGGCTGTATCAGCTTTAGGAGTCGTTATCGGGCGTATTAAGCTCGGCAAAAAGAAACAAGACGCACTCGGAGAGGGTTTGCAATGCCTCCTCCGAGCCGAGATTATCGGACAATATGAAAAATGGGACGAGCGGGGCTATTGCCCTATTTACGCTAAAGAGGCGTTAAAGCGGGCTTATCATAGTTACCACACGCTCGGCGGAAATGATGTTGCTACGGGACTATACGAGCAAACAATGGAGCTCCCCGAGCACCCGCCGAGAGAAAAAACAAAGAAAGGAGGCGCGAGCAATGAGTAAGAAAATCCCTACAGAAACCATTATTAGAGCTATTGTGCTTTTTGTTACTTTGGTAAATACCATTTTGACAATGAGCGGCAAAAACCCTTTGCCCTTTGCAGAGGACGAGCTCTACGCCTGGCTCTCTGCGGCTGCTACCGTAGCGGCTACTTTGTGGGCTTGGTGGAAAAACAACAGCTTTACTCCCGAGGCTATCCAGGCGGACAAGTATTTAGCGGAGCTGAAAGCAAACGACATTGAGTATACGGAGGAATAAGTATGCAGATTAAAGAAACCATTTTAACGAAAAATCCTTGCTATACTGCGGGTAGAAAAATTACGGTAAAAGGGCTTATGCTCCATAGCGTAGGCTGCCCGCAGCCGTCCGCGCTCGTTTTCGTCAATAATTGGAATAAGAGTACATACGACAGAGCGTGCGTACACGCCTTTATCGACGGAAATACGGGCGTTATCTATCAATGCTTGCCGTGGAGTCATAGAGGTTGGCACGGCGGCGGAGCCTCTAATAATACGCATATCGGCGTTGAGATGTGCGAGCCTGCGTGTATCAAGTATACGAGCGGCTCAAATTTCACTTGCTCCGATACCGCTACCGCAAAGGCTGTAGTAAAGCGTACTTACGAGGCAGCCGTAGAGCTTTTCGCTTTCCTTTGCAAAGAGTACGGCTTAAATCCCCTCGAGGACGGCGTAATTATCAGCCACAGAGAGGGACACGCTCGCGGTATTGCCTCCAATCACGGCGACCCCGAGCACTTGTGGAACGGCTTAAAAACGGGCTACACTATGGACGGCTTTAGAAAGGCTGTTGCGGCGGCTATGAAACCCGCCGAGGAAAAGCCCGCCGAGCCTGCAAAGACTCTTTACAGAGTGCAGACGGGAGCTTTCACAAAGAAAGCTAACGCTACCGCCCTTGCAGAAAAGCTCAAGAAAGCGGGCTTTGATACCTATATCGTGCAGAGCGGCAAGTATTACAAGGTGCAAGTAGGAGCCTACAGCGTAAAGGCTAACGCCTCCGCTATGGCTGACAAGCTCAAGAAAGCGGGCTTTGATACCTACATTACAACGAAAGGCGGTACCGCCGTCGCTGCGGAGGCACCCGCTAAAAAGTCCGTTGACGAAATCGCGCGCGAGGTTATCGCGGGCAAATGGGGCAACGGCGCAACTCGTAAACAAAAGCTCACGGCAGCGGGGTACGACTACTCCGCTGTACAAAAGCGCGTAAACGAGCTGCTTAAATAGTCCTCCTTAAATCCATATAAAGAAAGGGCGGCGGGTTAGCGGGAAACTGCGCCCGCCGTCTTTTCGCATTTAGAGAGGAGCTTATGCTATGGCAGGCAACAAAAGTACAGTAACCTTTGTAAACACAAGCAAAGAGGTTAAAAAAACAATGGTAGGGCTATCAAAAACAGCCCTCCGAGCCTCGGGAAAAGTCGTGCGTAAAAAACTGCGCGAAAATATCCCCGTCCGCTCAAATCGTTTCAAAAACCATATAGGCACTTGGGCTATGATAAATTACCAAACGGGACAGCCGCAGCTACAAATCGGCTTTTATGGTTGGCAGAGGGTAAGAAAAAAAGGCAAAGTCCCCTCAAATGCAAATCCGCATTGGGTGGAGTTTGGCACAAGTCCTATAGGCGGTAAGAAAAAGCAGCGTAAACCTATTGCGGTAAAAAATGCAAAGGTTTTAGCGTATGATAATATCATTTACGGGCGCAGCGTAACGCACCCAGGTACAGCGGGTACAAATGTACTCCGCAACACCGTACACGACAATATAGAGGAAATCCGAAAAGCACAAGCGGAGTACCTCGCCGAGCTCTCGAAAACTCTCGAGGAGGCGGGAGCCAAAGTCTACACGGGAGAGGACACCGACGAGGACGACTAAAAAACAAAGGCAGGGGCTTTAATTAGCCTCTGCCTTTTTGTCGTTTA